ACATTTAAATATTCATCGTGATTATTTATTATTGATTCAATTTTGTTGATAGCACTGTTAACTGTATCATCATTAAAATTCGGAATATTTATAAATCGTTCTTCATTAAAATAATCTGTTACACAGTTAGACCCCCAATATATTGGTATAGTTTTACCTAAAAACCCATTCACTATTTTTTCTGTAATATAAGTTTCTTGCTTTGTATTTTCTATACAGATTACAAATTTGTATTGAGAATAAAAATTAAATAGTTCGTTAGAATTATAGCTACCTTCTATTCTTGTAATATTATTTCTAAATCTACCAGCATAATCAATATTAATTTTTTTTTCTAACTTATCTAAAAAGTGATTCCTTTCGTTTGAATTACCATTTGAAATAATTGCACATATATTTTTTTTTGGAACATCAAGAATTTCTTCATTTTTTATCAAGTAAGGCAGATAGTTATTGGAATAAACATAATACATAAATAACGGAAAATTTATTATTTTTTTATCAAAATCTGTATGTCTTCCAGACAATATACATGTATATTTTGGGATTTCTGAAAATCTTTTATATCTTTTGTCAAATAAATATCTCACCGACTCTCCATTAAATAAAAATGTATATTTCCATTTTTTATAATTTATATATGTTTTCTCTGAAAATACACTTTCTAATAATAGGTCACTTTCGTCTAAATTTCCAATGTAAATTTTTTCATCGAAGGTTTTCTCTAATATATAAAATAATACAAAGGATTTATTTGGATCGGTATTTTCTAAAAATCCATCCCAGAAGCCATTAATAAATATTTTCATTATATAATAAACTATTTATTTTTATAGTAAATCTTGAACTATTTTATTAAATTCATGATTTTTATTAATAAATAACATATCTACTTGCATATTATATCCATTTACATAATGATTTTCCAAAAATTCGTATGGAATAAAACCTATATTATCCATAAATTTAATATGTTCTAAAAAAGTGGGTACATTTTCATTATATTTCCCAAAAAGTGGTAGTTCTAAAATTATAAAATCAACATTGTTATAAATATCAGTGGCACCATTTAAAATAGGTATTTCTGCCCCTTGACAATCAATCTTTATTAATATTTTATTACAATTTTCCATAATTCCTTTTCTTTCTTCTAAAAACGAATTCAATGTAATGCTATTTTTTTTTATTATGTTACAATTTTGGAAATTCTTACCTATTTCTCTGAACATTGAGTCACCTGTATTTTTAAGTTCATACCAGTCTACCTCTTTATTTGAATCATTTAATATACAGTTAAATATTCTTGTGTTAAATTTTTGTTTCAACTTATTTAACTCGGTGTATTCAATCGGTTCTATCAAAACATATTTTGACACCGGATATATTTTTAAACATTCCCTCGTCCAGTCTCCGTGGTGAGCTCCAATATCAAAAATAATATCAGGAATATATCCTTTTTTTTTCAAAGTTACCAACTTATCAAACATATACTATAGGTATTTAAAAATATATTCAATTAAGCCTAAATAAATTATTATATAAGAAAAATATTATTTTACACTTATTTTATAAATACGTTTTCAAAAATTTTCATAACTTTTTCTGGTGTATAATCTTTATAAGCATTCCAGTCTTTACTCTTTATTTCATCTATATTTTCTGGTGTAATAAAAGTAGTTAATATATTATATAAGTTACTTTCATTGTACCATACTCCTTTATCACCTAGTAAATGTATATGTCCAGTATCAACCGCTGGATTTAATTTATAATTAGGGGTTGCTATTACTGGTTTATTTTTTATTGAAAATTCTCCTATAGCTACTCCGAAACTTTCCCCCATCATTCTTGCCCACAACATTGCATCACATGTGTTAATAAATTCTACTTTTCTATCCAAGTCTATAATTTTATCTATATGAATAATATTTGGCAATGGGTCACAAAATTTTTTTGTATTTAAAAATAGAAAATATATATTTGGTTTTTCTTTAGCAACCTTATATACAATTTCATGAACATATGGTATACTAAATTCTTCATAACCACCGTGTCTACCGTAAACTATGGCATTTTTTGGTATATTTAATTCTTCTCTCATATTTTTGTCATTTTTGGATAAGTCAATCATAAGTGGCACTATAGGAAATTGTTTTTTATAATTTTTAACATAAGGTGAAACAGCAGAATACACGTGACCGTGAGGTTCATTACAGTGAAAAACACAATGAACTACCGTCTTTACTTTTCTACTGAACTGTCCTTCATTACTTCCACCTTTTATAATGTAAAATATGTCACATTTTTCATCTAGTAAAATTCTATCTACATCATCAAAACTATTCACTCCTATTACGTGAAATTCTTTTCTAAATTTATTAACTACTTCTATATCGTTGTCAGTTCTCGTCAAATTATACATTATTATCGATTCGTTCCCTAATATTGTTTTATTATAGTAAGCGTAGTTATATAGTTGAACCGATGTTCCTCTTTCACATAGCGAGTTGTCCCAAAATGCGATTTTTACCATTATAATATAGTACAATATATAATAATTTGTATAATAACGAATATTATCGCAAGGAAGATTTAAATATACCTTTCTCAGATCCTTGAGTTACTATTGTGGGTTCACCCCAGTATACATTGAAGTTATTATTTCTAATGACACAATTCATCCATAAGTCAGCTGGAACTAATATTGTATAATTCGGCAATTTTAATTTTTCGGTAATTATTTTTGCACATTTATTTGAAATTAAGTATGAGTCTAAACATCTTGTAGCTCCTTCGTGTATTCTTCCATTATTTACATTATTTTTTTTATAAATATGTTTTTCTGGAATTAGTAAATTATTATCAATATGTAATCCATTACCATCTCCAATAAATAACATATCCCAATCAGATGGTAATTCTGTTATGTAATATTCTAAAATTTTTCTAAATTTATTACAAACTACTATATCATCTTCAAGTATTAGAGCATAGTCAATATTTTCTTGGACTATTCTTTTATAACATTCTATGTGATGTAAAGCTACAGATATTTCACCATCACTTATATTTTTAAACATATTTCTTTCATCAAATGTTAAATTTTCTTTTGCGTGATTTGATATGAACTCAAATTCAAAGTTATATTTACTTAATTGTTTTGTTATAGACTTTTTTCTTTCTATTAATTTATCATAATGAACAATAAATAATTTCATTTTATTATATTTTATTATATATATATATATTATAATTAAATTAAATGAAGTGTTGTATATGTGGCACATTAAAAAATTGTGAACCTTATTTAAATAAAGTACTTGAAAATATAGAAAAGATTGGGTCATTATTTGATGACTATGTAATTATTTTATACTATGACAAATCTAGTGATAATTCTTTACAAATATTAAAAGAATATCAGATAAAAAATAATAAATTATTTTTTTATGTTAACCGAAATTTACCTTCTACTCATAGGACAATAAATATTGCAACTGGAAGAAACTTTTGTTTGAGTTATGTTAAGGAAAATTATGCAGACTATAATTATTTTATTATGATAGATATGGATGACGTTAGTTGTAAAGAAGTTAACATAGATATTCTCAAAAAGTATTTATACCGAGATGATTGGGACGGATTATCGTTTAATACTACACCAGCGTATTATGATCTATGGGCATTGTCCCTTTATCCGTATTTTTTAAGTTTATATTGTTGGGACGATACAGATAAAATGTCAGAATTAATTTTTAAAAATGTTAACGAATCATTAAAAAAATTAAAAGAAAATGAATTATTAAAATGTGCTTCTGCTTTTAATGGTTTTTCTATATATAAAACAGATAAATTTATTGACTGTAACTATGATGGAACATTAAGAAACGATTTATTACCATTTAATTCTATTTTAATAATAATACACAGTATAGTAGGATTAAAATATAAAAAACGTTATGATGACTGTGAACATAGAGCTTTTCACTTAGAAGCAATTAATAAAAACAATGCAAGAATA